TCCTTTGTTGATACAGCTAGTGGAGTATTTTCTGACAATACATGGGTGCACTTAGCACTTTCTTTCGATGGTACAAATTATACAGTCTATGCAGATGGGGTCAATGTTGCTAGGGTTGTTAATTCTACACAAATAGCAAATACCAATAGTTCTCCGCTTGCATTTGGTAAATCTATCGATGGCGGTGGTGTAACTCAAACGTATGTTACTGGATACTATGCTGATGGTCGTGTGATTAACGGTAGTACATTAGAATCAAATAATACATTCCCAGTTCCTACAAGTAGAATTGATTTTAGCGCTGCAAATACTCAAGCTTTGATGCATTTTCGGCCGCATAAGAGACAAACCGTAACATATAACGGTGATGCTACTATTAAAAGAGCTGGCCCATACGATTATCAACCATATACAAAAGCAGATCATGGTGGTTCTGTGTACTTTGATGGTACAGGGGATTATATACAAACACCAAATGGCACATATATGGACTATGGATCTGATGATTTTACATTTGAATGTTGGATATATCCACAGGCATCAAATGGAGATCGATATATCGTTAGTGATTATACATCAGCTGGTCAGATGGCTTATGCATCATTTCATATACTTTTAGATGATGGTATTCTCAAATCTTATGTAAGAGTAGGAGGTGTCAATGTTATTGGTGGGTTAGATGGAACTACCACAATACAACTTAACGTTTGGCATCATGTAGCACTAGTGAGAAATGGAAATGTATTTACATTATATCTTAATGGCGCATCAGAAGCTTCTACAACACTATCAGGAGCAATGAATGTTTCTACTCAACCATTTACCATAGGTAGAGCAGGAAATTATGCAGGATTATACACACAAGGTTATATTGCTGATGCTCGATTGGTAAAAGGAACTGCAGTATATACAACAAACTTTGCAACGCCAACTTCCCCACTAACTGCAATTACAAATACTGAATTACTTACCTGTACAAATAAGAATGATATTTGGGATGCTGCAACTGGTAATGTATTAACTAAGTCGGGTGATGTAACAGCTAGTAATACACAAAGACAGTTTACTTCCTCTTCTGCAACATATTTTGATGGAACTGGGGATTCTATTTCATTTACTGCAGGATATGATGATCCATTATATAACTTTGGCACACATGATTGGACATTAGAGGGTTGGTTTTATATTCAAACATTAAGTAGCGGAAGAAATCTATTTTCATTCTTAAGAGCAAGTGCTAATGAAGCAACACCACATGTTTATACACAGGGTACAGATTTAAGATATTATGTTTTAGGAGCAGATAGAATTATAGGATCCAGTGCTCTTACTGTTAATACATGGCATCATATTGCAGCTACAAGAAGCGGAAATGATCACAAATTATTTGTTGATGGTACACAAGTTGGAAGTACTTGGACCAATGCACAAACATATGTACAAGGAAGACCAGTTTTAGGAGACTATCATAGTTCATTGGGTAACTTAACTGGTGGATCAAATCTACTTCACGGTTATGCACAAGACTTTAGAATCACAAAAGGTTTAGCAAGATACACCTCTAATTTTACACCACCGACAGCAGAATTTGCCGGCTAGTTTAATTCAAAAAACATATAAATAGTCAAAAGATTTTTACATCGGAGACTATTTTATGGCAGTACCGAATTCAAGAACAACGCTTATAGAATATTGTAAGCGTAAACTGGGAGATCCAGTATTAGAAATCAATGTAGATGATTTTCAGATTGAAGATCGCATTGATGAAGCTCTGCAGTACTGGCAAGAATATCATTACGATGCCACATTACGTACATTCCTAAAACATCAGATTACTGCAGCAGATAAAACTAACGAATATATTACCATACCGTCAAATGTCTTGTTCATTAACAAGATGTTTCCTGTGTCTTCTTCATTCGGTACATCTTTTAATTTCTTCGATATCAAATATCAGATGATGTTAAATGATATCGCTGACATGCAAAACTTTGCTGGTGATTTGGCATACTATGAACAGATGCAGCAATTCTTATCATTACTCGATATGAAATTAAACGGTCAACCACAAATCCAATGGTCGCGGCATGAAAATAGACTTTATATTTATGGAGATTTCAATGATGATGATATACAAATTGGTGAATATATTGTATTAGATGTTTACCAAACAGTTGATGTTGCTACTGCCACATCAGTATGGAATGATTGGTGGTTAAAAGAATATGCAACTCAACTTATTAAACAACAGTGGGGAATGAACCTAATTAAGTTTGAAGGAGTACAACTACCTGGAGGAGTAACTTTCAACGGAAGACAGCTTTACGATGATGCTACCGCTGAGATCGAGAGACTCAAAGAAAGGTTGCATGAAGACTTCTCTTTCGGTGCACCTATGATGGTAGGTTGATATGGGTCGTAATTTCTATTTCTCCGAAAAAGTTCGAAGTGAAATGGACATGTATGAGGACCTCGTTATCGAGGCTCTTCAAATATATGGCCAAAACGTATACTATATTCCACGAGATCTAGTAAATTACGATACGATTTTTGGTGCAGACGCCGAGTCTTCATTTAATTCGTCTCATAAAATCGAGATGTATATTGAGAACGTCACAGGATTTGAAGGTGAAGGAGACCTATTTACACGATTTGGTGTAGAAATCAGAGATGAAGCCACATTTATAGTATCACGTCGTAGATGGATAAATCAAGTTAAGCGAAATGATAGTGATATTACAAGTGAACGCCCAGCTGAAGGCGATCTCATTTACTTAACACTGACTAATAAGATCTTCGAAATCATGCATGTTGAGCATGAACAGCCTTTCTATCAAATAGAAGATATTCCAGTTTATAAGATGCGTTGTCAATTATTCGAATATAGTGGCGAAGACTTCGATCTTATCACTACAGATCTTGATGCAGTTGAAAGAAAGTACGCATATACACATGAATTAACACTTAAAGCACCACGTAAAGCGGTAGCTACAGCGAGTATTACGTAATGGGAAGAGTTAGAAGTTTATCCTTAGTAGATTCAGGTAGATATTACTCTACTAATCCTACTGTCATAGTTGGACCACCGAATGTTCCATCACAGTATGTAGGTAAGATCGATAGTGGATTTGCCAAGTTTGGTATCGGATCACTCGAACATGATTCTACTGATATGTCAATTGCTGGTCGTTTTCAAGGTGATAACGATTCTGACTTTATGATGCAGTCTTTTTGGTTTTATTTAGATTCATTAAAATCATGCACATTAACTTGGAGCGAAAACTTCAGAACATACATCAATGGAAGTAATAACTTTGCTATTACTTATAGAGTGAATGCACAAGATCGTGATTCTAATCAAACTGATAATGTTCAAGTTCGCTCGATCAATGTACCTGTGACTGCACAGACTTGGCATTTTGCAAAGGTTGAAACATTTAATAATAGCTTACGACTCGGTTTAGATAGTAATCATACAGCTACTATCACAATGGGTTCAGATTTTTATAATGATTTAGACCAAATTCGTATTGGTAGAGATGCAAATAACACAAGCCCAATACATAGACATAACGTCAACGGTAATTACGTTTATGATTCAGACTTGTTTGTATCATTTAAAGGACACATTGATCAATTCGCATTAACAATAGATAGCACTAAAACAGCATTTGATTCAGCTTTTTCACTATGGGTACCGAGTTCTGATAGTAACGACAGATATGAGAATAAAATTCCTCTCATAGAAGAAAATTTTAACTATAAAAGAGCCACAGCTCGAGCTACTATCGACTCATCAAATGGCGGAGTGAATGCGTTATTCATCACAGACTCAGGATATGGATACGATTCTGCTCCTACAGTACGATTTGTCGGAGGTAACAATATAATCGATAGTGATTATGATATCGGTGATAATGTAAGACAAGCATTAAGTAGTACAACGATGCGTGGTGAGGTTGCGCGCTATCAACTTGATTCTGATGCAGATTCGAACAGACATTTATATCTCATACATTGTGGAGCTGATGATGGCAAATACAGAGAATTTATATCTGATACTGCTATAATAAATACTACAAACAGTAGCGTGAGCGGATTAACAGTAAAGTCGGTGAATGAGATTAATAAACTATCAAATAATGAACAGAATACAGACTTCAGCTCTATATCTGATGACTTCTTAGATTTCTCTGAAGACAATCCTTTTGGCGATCCGGAGAATAACTGATGTTTGGAACTTATTTCTATCATGAAAAAACGCGGAAGGCTGTTGCCATATTTGGTAGACTGTTTAATAACCTATACGTGATACGTAAGAATTCATCAGGTGCAGTTATTAGTCAAATCAAATTGCCGCTATCTTATGCACCAAAAAGCAGATACATTGATAGGTTGAGAGAAAACCCAGATCTTGCGACAGATGAAGATGTAGCGATTAAATTACCACGTGCATCATTTGATATTACTAGTATAACATATGATACTAGTCGGCAGTTGTCTAAGCTTAGCAACTTTTCAAAGCCAGGACCTAGTAATCTTATTACTAAACGTACTAAGATGTACTCACCTGTACCATACAACTTAGGGTTTACTTTGAACATCTATGCTAAATCACACGATGATGCATTACAGGTTGTAGAACAAATATTACCGACATTTAACCCTCAGTATACAGTAACAATCAAGCCATTTGCTGATAAATATCCTGATTTTGTTGAGGATATACCAATAATTATTCAGAATGTGGCATTTACAGATGATTTTGATGGCTCATTGCAGTCTCGTAGAACCATCATATATACTTTAGAATTTGAAATGAAATTATCTTATTATGGTCCGTTAGATGCAGAGGGATCAATCATCAGAGAAGTTAACGCTGATCTTTTCTTTAATACAGCTGATTTAACTGATTCTGATAAACGAGTAGAAAGATTAAGTGTAACACCAGATCCATTAAATGTCAATCCAGACAGTGATTATGGCTTTAACACGACTATCACATAGGAGAAATAAATGACTATTACTTTAAGGTCAACTAAGGGTAGTGAGTTAACACATGCGGAATTGGATGGTAACTTCACTGACTTAGATAGTAGAATACAACAAATAGTTACCTTTGACTCTGGTAATGCACAAGGTTTAATTAACGACACGCTTATCGGAAACTATGCAACGGTATCTGGACTAAATAACTTAACAAATAGTGTAGCTACTAATACTTCTAATATTAGTCAAATTCACACTAGCACATTGCCTAACTATATTACTATTAACGCTTTAAAGAATGTAGTTGCTGCAAGTGCTGACTTTGCAGATTTTCAAGTGAGGATAGCATCGCTATAAGATCATGATTGATTCATCAGATAATGTACGAAATGATTACGAATATTCTCGTCAAACATATTATGATTTAGTTGAAAGAGGTAAAGACGCTCTTGATATGATGATAGAAGTTGCGCGAGAGTCCGAACATCCAAGAGCATATGAGGTTTTAGCTGGTCTCATAAAGAATACGTCAGACGTTAATGATAAGTTAATGGATCTGAATAAAAAACAACGTGATCTATTGAAAAAAGCAGAAGAAGAAAGTAATCAGCCACAAATAGGCCAACAAACAAATAACGTTTTTCTTGGCTCGACAGCTGATATACAAAGACTTCTGCAAAATGGAGATGATATAATTGATGTCACACCAGAACGAGACGTATCTCGGAAATCCTAATGTAAAAAGAGATGGAGTTCAACAAGCTTGGACTCCTGAACTATTGAAAGAATATAAGAGGTGTATGGATGATCCAATCTATTTCGCTAAAAAATACTGTAAGGTTATTTCACTCGATAAAGGACTTGTTCCATTCGAGTTATATCCGTATCAAGAAAAGATGTTTGACCATTTCAATGATAATCGTTTCTCAATTGTCTTGGCCTGTCGACAGTCTGGTAAATCTATATCTGCTTGTGCTTACTTACTTTGGTACGCTCTTTTCCATACTGAAAAGACGGTTTCGGTGCTTGCGAATAAGGGCGCAACGGCGAGAGAAATGCTCGGGCGTATTACACTTATGCTCGAAAATGTACCGTTCTTTTTACAACCTGGATCTAAAGCGCTCAATAAAGGATCTTTGGAATTCAGTAATAATTCCCGTATTATCGCTGCTGCTACTTCCGGTAGCTCTATTCGTGGCATGTCAGTTAATCTTCTGTATCTTGATGAGTTTGCTTTTGTTGAACGGGCTGCAGAATTTTATACCTCGACATATCCAGTTATTTCAGCTGGTCGAGACACTAAAGTCATCATTACATCAACAGCTAACGGCATTGGTAACCAATTTCACAAGGTTTGGGAAGGAGCTGTCCAGAACGTAAACGAATTTAAATCATTTAGAGTTGATTGGTGGGATGTTCCTGGAAGAGATGATAACTGGAAACAGCAGACTATCAATAATACATCTCAATTACAATTTGATCAAGAGTTTGGTAATACGTTCTTTGGCACAGGTGATACACTCATTAATGCTGAAACGTTGATGGGATTTAGAGCTAAACCACCGCTTCGGGTACTAGAAGGTGGTTTACTCAAGATATATGAGGAAACGAAGAAAAAACACAGCTATGTAATGACCGTCGACGTGTCGAAGGGAAGAGGACAGGATTATTCTACTTTTAATTTGATCGATATTAGCGTAACCCCGTTTGCACAGGTTGCTGTATATCGCAATAACACTATCTCTCCATTACTCTTCCCAAATATTATCTATAAATATGCAGTTTCTTACAATAATGCATATGTTGTGGTTGAGTCAAATGATCAAGGTTCTTTGGTTTGTAATGGATTATGGCATGATTTAGAATATGAAAATGTCCATGTAGAATCTGCTATTAAAGCCAATGCTTTAGGTATTGAAATCACACGTAAAACAAAAAGGTTAGGTTGTTCTGCTATTAAGGACATACTTGAGACTGGTAAACTGGATATCGTCGACGAACAAACTATCATGGAAATATCAACTTTTGAAGCGAGAGGCCAATCATTCGAGGCATCTGATGGTAACCACGATGATTTAATGATGAACTTAGTTATGTTTGGTTATTTCACGACTGGCTCTTACTTTATGGATATGACTGATATTAATATGAAGAAGATGATGTTTGAGCAGCGGATGAGAGAGATTGACGAAGATGTAGTACCATTTGGGTTTGTAGATGATGGGTCACAATATATTAACGAATTAGAAACCCAAGATAAAGGCAGTGAATGGGCGATTGAATATGATCCAAATTTATAATATTATAAATAACACTGTATTTGATTGTTCGTATTATGGAATCATATAATTTAACTAAAGGAAGAAAAAAATGGCACTAGGTACACCGTCAGAAAGTCCTGCGGTTGTCGTCAAAGAAATAGACCTGACTGGTGGCGTTCCAAACGTACAGTCAACTACTGGCGCAATTACAGGTAATTTTCGGTGGGGACCTGTCGGTCAGAGGGTTAAGATTGCAAATGAAGCAGAATTAGCCGCAAACTTTGCCACTCCTGATTCCGACAACACCATCGATTGGCATTCTGCATCATACTTCTTACGCTACTCAAGCAATATGCAAGTAGTTCGCGAAGCAACAGCTGCAGCAAAAAATGCCTACTCACTCACCTTACAGTCTGCGACTAAACCAGCTACTTTTTCTGGCGCGCCTACTGTAAATTACTTAGACGATTTTACTGCACAAACAAGTGCATTAGATTCGGATACACACACATTCGTCGCTCGTTATCCTGGCGAATTAGGTAACAGTATCTCAATTAATATCTTGCCAGCTGTTGATTCAGCCGGTACTTTTAGTAATTGGGCATATGCTGATCAGTTTGATGGTGCACCAGGCACATCGAATTGGGCAAGTGACCTAACAGCGTCAAATGACGAAATGCATGTTGTGGTTCTAGACCAAGAAGGACTCTTAACTGGTACACGTGGACAAGTACTCGAAACTTTCCCATTCGTATCAGGTGCATCAAATGCTAAGAATCCAGATGGCACTACGAATTTTGCAATCGACGTCATCAACACTCGTTCTGAGTATATCTACATGGTAGATTTTGACTCAGACTTCAAACAAACAGCTGGTGTAGCACACGGTCAGCCAGCAGTTGCAGGTTCAAACTTCTTGTTGAACACCCATCCACGTGGACATGCATATAACTTCGACAGCGGAGTGAATTCAGGCGCATTGGGTACAGCAGAAGTATTGAGAGGTAATGATCTCTTCGAAGATAAAGACATCGTAGAA